AAAACTATAACTATAAGGATTAACTCTCCAGGGGGTTCAGTCTATGACGCTCTGGCAATGATAGGACGTTTGAATGCTTCTAGTTGTAGAATTGTAACTGAAGCTTACGGTCACGTAATGAGTGCCTCAACCCTACTGCTTGCTGCAGGGCGTAAACGGCGCATGTCTAAGTACTGTGTCTTCATGGCACACCAGATGTCTTATTACATCGGGGGGTCTCATGCGGAAACAAAAGAGGAAGTAGACCAAGTTGAGAAACAAGAGAGACAGTGGTGTGGGTGGATGGAGGAGTTAAGTAATAAAGATGCAGAGTTTTGGTATAATAAAACGTATAAGAAAAACTTTTACCTCACTCCCCAAGAGTGTTTAGACTTTGGAGTTATAGATGAAATCTTTTAAAAATAAAAATCACGAGGTAGCTTATAATATGATGGAAATTAGTGTAGAGTTAATAGATGAAGTTTTCAATAAAGTTGATCGGATAGCTAAAAAAAATGCTCATAGAGAAAGAAATGGATTAAAACTTATTGACTCTGGACATTTTAGATGGGATATAAGACAACTGAAGATTAATACAAAAGATAAGTTAGAGTCAATAATGGCTTTACTGGAAGCATACGGAGATGAGACAAAGCTCATCGTCGAAAGAGAGGAAGAAGAATGAAAAAACTTTTATCAATGGTATCTATTGCAGCCCTCGTATTAGGAGGAAGTTTATCAATCAAAAAAGAGGAAGAGCTTAAAAGTGCTTTCGACGTTGAAATTGGAGCTGTCAATTATCTTAATGCAGAGGAAGTTTTAAAGAAATTTAAAAGAGCTGAAATTTCTAACAGAGAAGACAAAGTTATCGACATGGCTATTAACTCAGGCGGTGGCTCGGTTCACATCGGTTTGGAATTTATAGAGGAAATGAAATCCCTCAAAGCTAAAGGATATAAGTTTAATTGCTATGTGCGTAATGCGTACTCTATGGGTTTTGTAATTTTACAATATTGTGACCATAGAATAGGAAGCTCTAATTCAACCTACATGCACCATTTGGTTCAAACTGGATGGGGTAGACCGGAAAGAACAGACAAGAACAAAAAACTTTTCAAATCTCTTGACTTTTTTGATAAGCTAGTATTAGATGAGATTTCCAAAAGAATGAAGGTAGACCCCAAGAAGTTCTTTAAGTTAATTAAAGAAGACAATTGGTGGGATGCCAAAAAAGCTCTAAAGGATAACATCATAGATGAGATAAAACCTTTCTCTCTAATTAAAAGAGAAGTAAAATATAAATTTGTACCATTTTGGAGGAACTATTAATGAAAAAATATGACATTGACGCCATACGGTGTTATCAAGCAGTAATGTTTAACAAGGGCAATGAAACCTTTTTTGCTACTAGACGTATTAATGCGCAAGCAGCCCTGGAGATAGAAATTGTAGAAGATTTAAAAGTAGTCTCAGTGAAATCAGAGAGAGATCATATCCTTATACCTCTCACTAACGTATCAGCTATTTACTTAAAGTCTCCTCTTAAATTAGAACAGGCTGCAAAAGATAAAAAAGAAAGGGAAAGAGCAGTTACGCCTTCTGTACCTAAAAGAGCATTACAAAGAGGAATCGTAGGGAGATAAAATGAGTGCAAAAAACGTGAAGAAAGCAAGAAAAGAGAAAAAACTAAATGAGTCCACTTCTGAGAGAGCAGAACGGTGGAGTAAAACTACAGATTTTAATCTAATGAAGCCGTTTGGTCCTGACATGGGTAACTTTCAAGTTCCATCTGAAGTTCTAGATAGACTACTTAAACTTACAGATAAAGTACTTGAAGATGAGAAGCGTATTGACTGGGGACACAACCTAGTTGGTAACGTTAAGGAAGAACCTTGGGTTTCTAATGAAGCTTTAAAAGAAGCTGGGCTTTATGAATATTTACAAGCTATGCTCTACAACTATGTTTGGAACTCTTTAACAAGGTCGGGACATGAGTTAGAGAAGCTTAGCGTTCATTTAGATCATATGTGGATTGTAAGTCAATATGCTGGGGAATACAATCCTATTCATTTTCACACCTATTGTGATATTTCGTCTGTAATTTATCTTAAAGTTCCTGAGTTTGAGGATAGATTAAAAACTAAAAAACTACCAGAGTATAAAACCCAAAGAGATGGGATGATTGAGTTTGTTTATAAAACAGCTTGTCCTACTGGGTTGGAAAAAGGTTCTATCTCTTTTATGCCTCAAGAAGGACAGTTAGTTGTATTTCCATCTAATCTACTACATACAGTTTACCCCTTTCAAGGAAAAGAGGAGAGAAGGTCTGTAGCCTTTAACTCTCATTGGAATGCTCAACTTAAAAATGGAAAAATGTTTGATAAGTCTTTTAGACAACCTATAGATCAACTAAATCCAGAATATCAAAAATCATTAAGGACTAAGGATGAAATCTCAGGGTTTGCCGACCGTAAACAGAGAAGCCTTGATAGCGGAGATTCAGAAGCGAAAGACGAAAGCTGAAAAACCTCAATTTATATTTGAGGATTTTTGTTTCGACAAGCAAGTAGAATTTTTCCGTGGCAAAGGAGTTAGATTTAGAACGGCTGTCTGTTCAAGACGGGCAGGTAAAACTGTAGGAATTGCAGCAGATATGATTGACGCTGCCTTGGATGAAGAGGAAGCAAACTTACTCTATATAACTATAACGCAACAACAGGCTAGAGCCATTATATGGTCAGACTTAATTAAGATAGTTGAAGAATATGAATTAGAATGTAAGACAGATAATGTAAGGCTAACAATAACGTTTCCTAACAAGTCTAAAATCTACATTGCAGGAGCTAAAGATAGAACAGAAATTGAGAAGTTTAGAGGATGGAAACTAAAAAAATGCTATATTGATGAATGTCAATCTTTTCGTTCTTATTTAACGGAGCTTATAAATGACATTATCATACCGGCACTAAGGGATAAACGTGGACAACTATATCTTACAGGAACTCCAGGACCAGTCAAAGCAGGAGTGTTTTATGAGTACTCTCAATCTAAAAATTGGAGATCTCATCATTGGACAGCTTTTGATAATCCTTATATGCACTCTCCTCCTGATTTGGACTTGGAAGAAGTATTAACTGAAGAAAGGATTATACGTGGAATTGATGAATCAGACCCCTCCTATATTAGAGAAACATTTGGAAAGTGGGTGGAAGACAAAGATGCTCTGGTATTTAAGTTTAGTAAAGCTCGTAATCTTTATGATTCCCTGCCTAGTGATGGGGATTGGCATTATATTATTGGAATTGATATTGGTTATAACGACTCGGATGCGATTGCCGTCATAGGCTATAATACGCATCACAAGAAAGTTTATTTAGTAGATGAACATGTGAAGAATAAACAAAATATAACACAATTGGTAGGAGCCATAAAACGGTACAGGGACGAATATAATCCTATAAGAATGGTCATGGATGCAGGAGCCTTGGGTAAAAAGATCCAAGAAGAGTTGCGAATGCGACATGGTCTTAATATTGAGGCTGCTGACAAGACCCGAAAGGTTGAGTTTATAGAGCTTTTAAATGACGATCTGAGGACTGAAAAGTTTAAGTCGTTCAAAAACTCTTTATTTGAGGAAGATTGTATGCTGGTACAATGGGATAAGGACTCTAGGATTCGTAATCCAGAGAAACCAAAGATATCAGATACTTATCACTCTGATATTTGCGATGCTGTGCTTTATGCTTGGCGTGAATGTAGGCATTATTTGTCTGAGAAGCCTGTTATACAGCCTCAAAGAGGTACAAGCGCCTACATGGATGAGCTAGAGGCTAAGGAAGCCTATGAATGTGAAGAAAGAAAAAAGGACCCCTATGGCTTTGAAATGGATAAGAGATATGAGGAAGACATGGAAGAACTAGACAATATAATAGAGGAACAATAGAGGTAACTATGTTAAAAAATATGGAAGATATTAAGCTATTCATCGAATGGTGTAAAGAAAACAAAGTAAAATCTTTTAAATCTGATAATGTTCAGTTTGAACTATCTGAGTTGAGTTTTATTGAAAATGTTGAAGATTATGCAGATAAAGTCGACACTCAATTGAACGAATCTAAGTTTGAAAGAAACCAACAAAAGAGTGAAGATGAAGAGATGCTTTTTTGGTCTTCTAACGTATAGGATATAATTATGAACCTGTTTGATGAGATAAATGGCAATTATTGGTGGAAAGCTCCACGTAATGACTTATATCAGGAACTTTTTGCTTGGGTTTTGGCTCTTCAGCAACGACAAGTTTACCGTACTGTTGATAACTTAAGGTATGCCAGACTTTATGGTAACTACGAGATGAGTGGTTTAAGTGCTGCCAACTATACTAGGATTGAGACCTCATATGCGGTCACCAATCGAGTTACATTTAATATAGTCCAATCTATGATAGATACGGTCGTATCTAAAATAACAAAGAATAAACCAAAAGCAACCTTTCTAACTTCTGGTGGGGATTTTAGTCTTCAATCTAAGGCTGAAAAATTAACTAAGTTTGTAGAGGGTAACTTTGACAATACAGATTTTTATGAAAAAGCAGTATTAGCTTTTACTGATGCTTGTATCTTTGGAACTGGAGCTATAAAGCTTTACGTTAAAGAAGGTGAAATTCATGCAGAAAGAGTTTTTATTGAAGAAATAAAAATAGACGATATGGAAGCTTATTACTCTAATCCTAGACAATTGCATCAAGAAAAATATATTCATAAAGATGTTTTAGTACAAATGTTTCCTAAGTTTGAACGTCAAATATCTAATGCTGGTTATGTAGCCAGTGAAGGGCAAGAATCCTATAATTCTAATTTAAAGGATATGGTCAAGGTTATAGAATCTTGGCATTTAAAGTCTGGACCAAAAGCTAAAGACGGTAAACACACTATTTGTATTTCTGATGCTACTTTATTTGAAGAAGAATATTATAAAGACTACTTTCCTTTTGTATTCTTTCGATGGAACATGCGTCCTGTAGGATTTTTTGGTCAAGGATTGGCTGAACAATTGCAAGGATTGCAGCTCGAAATAAACAAAACCCTTCGGACAATACAGGTTTCAATGCACTTAGTATCGGTTCCAAAGCTTTTAGTAGAAGCAAGTTCGAAGATTGTATCCTCCCACCTTAACAATAGAATTGGTGGAGTTATAAAATACGCAGGAACTCCTCCTACTTATGCTCCTTTAGGGGGAATACCTCCTGAGTTGTTTTCTCACGTAGACAATCTTTTAGCTAGAGCCTACGAAATGGCAGGTATTTCTCAATTATCTGCTCAATCAGTTAAACCTGCAGGGTTAGACTCTGGTAAAGCTCTAAGAACCTTTAATGACTTAGAGACTGAACGGTTTATGTCGGTAGCCAAAAGGTATGAGAAAACATTCCTAGATGCAGCTAGAATCATGATTGATTTAGGAAAAGATATTTATGAGAAAAATGAAGATTTTGGCGTTAAAGTATCCGATGGTAAATTTGTAGAAACTATAAAGTGGAAAGATGTAAACATGGATGCAGACAAGTATATGATGCAAATCTTTCCTACTTCAGCCCTATCAACCAGTCCAGCCGCTAGATTGGCAGACGTACAAGACATGGTTCAGGCTGGATTTATAAATAAAGAACAAGCTATAAGTCTTTTAGATTTTCCAGACTTAGAAGCTACCATGGACCTTCTGACTTCAGACAATAAAAATTTAGAAAAAGTAATAGAGACTATGATTCATGAAGGAAAGTATTTTCCACCTGAACCATATCAAAACCTAGAAAACGCATTACGTAAGGTTCAACAGGCATATTTAATGTATCGTATGCGTAATGCTCCAGAGAAGAGATTAGAGCTTTTAAGACAGTATATGGAGGATTGTCAAGCCCTATTAATGAAGGCTAAGGCAGTTGAGGAAACACCGGAGCAAATGGCAGAAAAACTAGCCCAAATGGGAGCTAGTGGAGCTGCTGAAGAAGAAATGAAAATGGCAGGAGAAGAGCAAATGATAGATGAGCAAATGGCTGCTGCGCCTCCAGTAGAAGAGATAATAGATGAACAATCAGAAGAGATTGTTGAATAATAATAAAAAAACAATAAGTAGATCATTAGATCGGGCTATGCCCATTAAGTAAGGAGAAATTATGTCAGACAACCACGCACACCTAAATGAGGTAGTAGAGAATCAAAGTCCAGAAGGAGAGCAGTTAGACTCCAGTATAGAGTATGAGGACACAGATTATGCTGCTAATGTTTATGATGAACCAGAGGAAGAAGGTTCGAGTCAAGATCAATTTGCTTCAAAGTTTGCAGCTTTAAGTAGAAAAGAGAAGGCTTTAAGAGATAGAGAATCTGAGTACGAGTCAAAGTTTGAAGAAATGGAAAGACGATTAGAAGAGTATGAAACTAATAGTCAAGAACCAGAAGTTGATTGGGAACACCTATTACGCAACGACCCCCTCGGAGCTTTAGAAGAGGCAGGTTTAGGTTACGATAAATTAACTGAATTAGCTTTAAATGATGGTAGACTGACTCCCGATATGCAAATGTCTGCAATGAGGGAAGAAATAGAGAGAGATTACAAACGAAAATTTGAGGATTTAGAAGAACGGTTACAAGCAAAAGAAGAAGCCGAAGTAGAAGAATATTATAACAATGTCCAAGATAATTTTCAAGAAGAGATAGGAAGTTTTGTAAGTCAAAATGACTATGAGTTAATAAATGCTAGTGAAGCCAATGGACTTGTTTATGATGTTATAGAAGAACATTATAATGATACTGGTAGAATACTAGACATGAAAGAAGCTGCTGATGCAGTTGAGAGCTATTTGGAAGATGAAGCTATGAAACTTATGAGGTTAAACAAGATTAGTAGTAGATTTGGCATTAACCCTCCAGAGCTAGAAGAAATGATGGACTCCCAAGTTACGTTGTCCAATGATCACGCCGCACATGTGAATTATGAAGGTGCTAATAGAATGTTATCAGATGATGAGAGTAAGGCTAAAGCAGCCGCTTTTTTACAAAGAGCCTGGGATAGAGAAGGGCTCGAATAAATTACTAATTAAACTTAAATAACCTTAGGAGGTTTACGATGGCAACATCACAATCCGTAACTAATTTTGCTGCAGCACTTAAGCAGCATTATACTAACGAAAGAATCGAAAACATGGTCTACAAGGACAATCCGTTCTTAGCTATGATTTCTAAATATGAACAATTTGGTGGAGAAAACCTAAAGTTACCAATTAAATGGGGTAACCCTCAAGGTCGATCTGCTGATTTCTCTCTTGCTCAAGGTAATAAATATGCTTCTTCAATTTCAGCATTTTTACTTACTAGACAACAAGATTATTCTTTAGCGTCTATTAACAATCAAGTTTTAGAAGCTTCAAAAGGGAATGCTAACGCATTCATGGAAGCTGCTACTAACGAAATTGATGGTGCTATTGAATCTGCTTCCCGATCTTTGGCTATCGGTCTTTTCGGAGACGGTTCAGGAGCTTTGGGACAGGTAACAACTGGTGGAACTGTCACTGAATTTACTCTTAAACAAATTGATGACGTTACTAACTTTGAAGTTGGTATGACTCTTCAGTTTAATCCTACTAAATCAGGTGCTTCGGGGACTCTTGCTCCTTCAGGCACTACTGGACTTTTAGTATCTGCTGTTAATAGAGATACAGGAGTTATTACTCATGCTTCAGGAGCCATAATAACTAATGATTATGTTTATCAAATTGGTGATTATGATGCAAAAATTAAAGGTCTAGATGCTTGGGTTCCTTCAACGGCTCCTTCTGCTACTGCATTTTTTAGTGTTGATAGAAGCGTTGACCCTACTCGTTTAGGTGGAATCCGTTTTGACGGTTCTTCCCTACCTTTAGAAGAAGCCTTTATTGGTGCAGCTTCTAGAGCAGCTAGAGAAGGTGGAAAGCCTGATGTTTGTTTCATGAATTACTCTAACTTTGCTGATCTAGAAAAAGCTCTAGGTTCTAAGGTTTCTTACATTGATGAAAAAGTAAATCCTCAAATTGGTTTTAGAGGTATTTTGATTCATGGACCTAGAGGACCTATTAAGTGTATTCCTGATCAAAACTGTCCTAAAAACGTAGCTTATATGCTCGACATGTCTATGTGGAAACTTTACTCTCTTGGTAAAGCTCCTAAGATTCTTGACTCGGATGGGTTGAGGTTCTTAAGAGAATCTACTGCTGATGCTGTTGAAGTCAGAGTTGGTTACTATGCTCAATTAGGGTGTAGAGGACCTGGTTACAACGTTAGGATTGCATTATCTTAATTTAATATTGGGGAGCCCTTCGGCTCCTCTTTTTTGCTGCGTGGTGTATGCCACTCAGACTAAAGGAGAAATAAAATGGCTAATCGAAATTACAATAGAGTACAAGCTCTTGATAAAGAAATTAAGCATATTTACGGTCAATTTAGCATATCATCAACTACCCAAGATGCGGTATTTAATCAAACTACAGGAACGGATGCTGTAATAGCAGTAGCTTTAGCTAACCGACAAGCAAGTGTTGGTGTTAAAAGTATTGAATGGGGAGATCCTTCTGTTGGAATTTATAAAATCACTCTTGGTGTGTTTGGTGGAGCTTCAGACCTCTACCCTGAAGTTAAGTTTTTTGAAGCTATAACAACATCTACACCACCTGCTTCTACTATCTCTACCT